ATGAAAATTATTGAAGAACATAAATTTTATTCCAATGACATGGACAAAGAGGAACAAGATAAAGAAATTTGGGTTGACGGTAAACTGACGTATACCATTCATGATGGATTAGAGAATGAGGATACTGATCAATTATCTCCATTCGAAGACCAACAAGTATTACAAACATTATTTTTTACTGATAAAGGTACGGTTCAACATAACCATGAAGATGATAGTTTTTACTTTCGTCTTGCTGATGATGTTACTATGGCATCGTATGTTGATGGCGAACTAATGCCTGAAGATCCTGATGGTAAGTTTAATGATTTTATTACCTTCGCAAATGGTGTAAGCACTAAGTAAAAAAGTTATAAACGCAAGTGCAAAACTTGTGGCGGTCATATCATTTGACCGGCTTTAATTGAGAAGGTTTTTCCGATAATTAATAAATAGATTAAAAGGAGAATCAATATATGAACACGATTTTAATCGTAGCGTCGATACCATTAACATTGAAGATGATTAGCGAAGTTATTATTCACTACTGGCACTAATACGAATCACTGTACCTAAAAGAATCGCTGCAAGTTTTTGGAACAAATAATATCTTTACGGTATAATCAACATAACCGCACTTACCCGGTCAGCGTAAGAACACAATAATCTCCTCCATGAAAAATACCCCTCGTGACATTGGGGTACTTTTTCGTGCGTGGAAATCATAATTTTGTGAACAAAGGAAGGTCACATGAAAGACAAAAAAACAAAAGGTGTTGGTGTACGCCTCAATGAAACACAAGAGAAAACCCTACAAAGTATTATCGATAAGGGATTGGCTAAGAGCAATAGTGGGGCAATTCAATATCTGATCAACTCATATGCGATTAAGGAGGCGTGATATGAAGAAGATCAGAACTAACCGGAAAAGTCTAAACAAGAGTGTCAGAAAAAAAGAAAGAGTAAACTTTATCAACTTAACTTTTGATCAGTACGAAAATATTCTATGCAGTAACATACCATTTTCTCGCATTTGTAATGTGCTCAAAGTTAACTGTAATAAGAAATTTTTCAGTAAGTTAAAGGCGAACGAGTTACCTGAGTACGAGGACTGGTATAAGAAAGTGAAAGGTAATTAGTGTGAACAATCCAACTTATCTGTATCCACCGTCAGAAGAAACTCATACACAATATCTATAAACAAAAAGCCCGGTATGTTGGAGCCATACCGGGCAATCAATACTAAGGACGTAAACTTATGAACTATATACAAAGCTATTTATCAGGCGGCAATCATGGCTAAAAAGGAAGTAATCCACGGCAACACAAAGCTGAACGAGGCATTGAAACGTACTAACTACAATGGCCTATCCCCTGAAGCCAAAACTATTATTAATGAAGCTATACAGAACTGTCCATCACTTGGTAAGTACAAACTACCAGTTGATGATGTGTTCTACATCATACGCAACGCTAACGAGCTATCGAAAGAACAGGTACTACACCATCTGACAATCTACCGCTCGGACAAATCGAAGAAGTTTCCCAACAGCGTGTCATCTATTGAGAAGTACAAGAAAGCCTGTACCGCAGTTGCTAAGGCACTTGAAGACTTTATTGAAGGTGGTGGTCTGTTGTGTGGACTCAAGAAAGTACTTCCAGCAAAGCCGATGAACGATGAACAAAAGCAGACAGTACAGAATTTGTTGGACGAAAACGCATCAGCTATGGATATAATCGCCTATCTTCAGACAATACGATAACCGTAACTATAACCGTAACAAGGTAGTAAAAAATACGGTTATTATTTTTTGAAGTGATTAGCTAATGCATAATTATGCATAAAAAAGCACAATATAAGCATAAAATGGCCTTTTTATGCATATTTATGCGTTTTTGACCTTTTTTAAGATTAACCGTAACTTAATATAATATAACTTTCACTTTTTACTTTAAAGGCAATTGACTTACATATCTTTCAGTCTCAGAGAGCCTGACTCGCTTTGCTCGCCAGTCTCTATAAAACTCAATGATAAGATCATAACTTGCGTTTTTGTCGCACTGAAGTACTCCAAAGAACGCCGCGTTCGTTTCTCGCTTTGCTCGGTCACTTAATCGTTCTGAACAAAATGATTTGGTCTGCCGTCTTCGTGAGTAACTACGCGTCGCGTTGCTCCTTGTCGAGTACCGGGCTGTTTAAGCCCTGCTTGAGTTATATCAATCTACTAACTATAGTAGTGACTTGTCCCTGAGTTAGTACTGAGTTGTATTACTTAGCTATATGAAAAGAGGGAATAATATATCCAATTGAGAGCAAACTATGAGTCATACTGTGCTTTTAATGGGGAAGTGATTTTTACTGGAGTTAGGTGGAATAATGAATTTGTTATCTCTAGCTACAAAATACAAAGATATATTAACCATAGGTTTTTCAGTACTATCATTTGTAATTGCATGTACGTCTTTGTTCTTTTCTGGTAGGACAGCGTGGTATGATAGATCACGTCTCATAATTAAAGGTAGAGTTGTATATGAACCAGAACGTAATAAAGCTTATAAAATTGAAGTGATTGTTCTTAATGTCGGTAGACGTGATGCGGTATTAGAAGGGATATTGTGTCACTACGAATGCGATAGGAGAGGATATTCCTATATAAAAGAAGGGGTCGTCATTAAGGAGAAACAAAGGGAAATATTCACTATTACGTTTCATGACTTAATCATGACAGAAGATGAAGGTGAGGTATATCAATTAGAGAATATTACAATACTGGACATAGAAGGGAAGGAACATAAAATACCTAATTCATATGGCCTTGTCGAAAAATTTGCTAAAAATGTATAGTTTGGAGTGCGTTGTTACGACGGTGAGGTACTAAAAAAATATGTTAAATAACATGTCAGGTACTTTACGCATCATTTAGGGAATATAAATACAATTCATATTGTAGACTATCACTTTATATCGTAGGCGTGTTTGCGTGATATTTATTGTGATTTCTTCATTATTGACTTCTGATAGTCATACCGTATTCACTATATTAGTACTAATCCTATTGACTGATTGCCTCTCAGTGGTTTAATGGCATAAAAGGGAGGTTACACACATGCCACTACATAACCCGGATCAGGGCGATTTTGAACGCAAGGCCAAAGAACTCGAAAACTATGCCCGTCAACTGGCAAGCCGCTACATGTTCAGTACTTCAGAAGATTTCGTATATGAACAGCAAGTATTCATCGAAAGTCTGAAACGAGATATCAAAACCAACTGTATGTCCTGGCGGTACGGTATCGCTGAAATTGATCGCAACATTGAGTACTTGAAGAAGCAAGAAACCATGTTGCTGACTCAGCAAATACAAATGTATGCGATCATTGAGAAGGTAGAAGATCAACGAAATACAAATATCAGACTAGCAAGAATTGGTTTTGTAGCCGCCGCCGCCCAAGTGATGGGCGGTATAGGTATCTGTACTGAAAGTCTTGGAACAGCCTGTGCCGGGTATGGTTCACCAAACATAATTCAAGGCCTTAATAACTTCTATGAGAATGGCTATTACCTTTTATTCCAGGAAAGTACTTCCGGTACTGTTAGGGATGCTTACAGATATATAGTGAGTAAATTTGGTGGTTCCAATAATACTGCTGATTTGATTTATGGGACGGTAGATATTGGTCTAACAACAAGCAGTTACACAAAACTGATGATGTTGTCTAGAGAAAAATCTTGGTCATTGTTCAGACATATACGATCTGATTATATTCGTGGATGGAAAACCGTAACAGTACCTAATATGTTGGTTGACGGAATAGGTACAAGTGCTACAGGATATCAAATGTATCAAATAAGACAAAATCAAATATTAGAAGAAGCGAAAGAGAAAACCAAATGACCTATAATGATATTATAATAACAGATTCAATATGGCCTCCAGTACTGTATTATACTGTGTCAATTATTGTTGGCATAATACTATATATTGGTAAGCTCTTGGTACATCGTTATGCTAACCTAACTGTATGTGTATGTTATGCTTTGTTTGTATCATTTATTGCTGGTGTACATGTATGTATAGCCAGATTTGGTGGTGAATTTACAGATACCGTATTTGGAGTATATTTAGATACACTTACCTATAGATCCATATATAATGGTGCTTTTTTCTTTTTTCTGGCATACGGCATAGCTATACCCACAAAATTCAAATAATCACAATGTCCAGTACTTGCACTTAACTGAAGAGGCTGGACACTATCACAATGATCAATTCTTATTATTTTTAATAATAAAATCATCAATAGGATTATTACTTTTGATTAATTCATTTACTTGGCTATATAAGTTAAAATCGTTATCCATAAGTTGTTTTTTAATATTAGTTAATTTTTTAACTAACGGCTTTTTAGAATCTTGGTCTGCGTGAATATACATAGGTACTTCAGTTTTCAATTCATAGATATCAGTATAGTATTGTCTATACCAATCATTTCTTGAGTTTATTTTAGCTTGGATATCCTCTGAAGCTGTGTTTAGTGAATAATTATATCTTTTTACGGAATTAAACTTTCCCACAATTGAATATGATAGATTGGTAAATTCAAAAAATCTTGTTTCAAAATAGTGAAAATTTTCATCTAGTGAATTCAATGCTGTTCTATCCTCATTAAGACAACTCTGTAGATCACTGGTGAAATGTGTGAGTTTAACCATTAAATGAAAATCTTTATTGGCAAGGTCTACCATGCTGGTATATATAAGATCATCAATAATACTATGAACAATATCATAGCGTTTCTGACTTATCCATTCGGGTGCTTTCTTATAAGCCATACCAGCAACAATCAAAGTACCGAATGTTGATAGAGAACTTAACCAATCACTAACACTACCCAATTCCATAACATGTCCTGCATATTGATTCAGTAGTACATTAGCAAAGGTTATAACAGCCATCAATAATAGTACAATGATTAATCCGATTAGAATCCTGTTTACTTTCATGTATACTCTCCCTGCTTTACCTTATCTGGTCTGTATGGTGGCTTGTGACTGGATGGGGTAAAGCAACTATTAGGAGGATGACAATCTAGATAAACAATCAGTGATTATTTTTCTATCAAAATGATAGTATTGAGCATCGAAACCATTTAAAAATTGAATCAAGTCAATTGAAATACAAGAGTTTACATACTCTTTGCCATCAACTGAATATATCTCTACAGGTATCTTGTATGATATAGAAGATAACTTTTCTAAAAAAAGGATTTGCTCATTGAAACCACAAGTTTTGAACGTGTAGGAAAAATTTATAGTAAACTGACCTGTGCTTTCTGGACGTATTTCTAACGGAAATAGATTATTGAATTGCGTATGGTAGCTTATCGAATCCTGCATTGTCTTTAATAAAGATAGTAGGTTACTTAAATCTATAGAATTAATCGAAATTGAATGTTTTTTATGGTTCTGTATGTTAAATGTAAATTTGAAATGTAATATTCTAATCTGTACAGCTTGGTTTGTAACGCCTGCTTGTAATTTTACACTTTCGCTTTCAATGACCACTTTTTTTTGTTGTTTTTCTTGTAACTTTTCATATGTTTTTTTCCATGTCCTGTAGCTAGAAAAAAAGAATAGAAGAACAATAATAGCTGATGTTATTTCTACTTGATATGGTTTTATATATTCAACCAAGTTGAATGCAGAATAGTACGCAACTAATGAGACAGCCGTAGCCAATATTGATTTTACTACGCCAAAGCTTTCAGTTACTTCCTTGATATCGATGTACAGACTTTTGATGTAGGTCTTAAACATTCAAAACGCCCCAGAGAACAGTGATAAGGAGTATTGTACTCTATAAGCAAAGTCGGACAAGTTGTGATTTTTGCGAATAGTAATCAATATCATCTATAGTTTCGGGTAGAATTAAGTTACATGATACTGGCAGATATCTAAAATCTTGTGCTATACCTAACTGTTTATACTAACAGTATATGTGATTAATTATTTTTTATAGGAGTGTACTATGAGCATGAAACTTAATCAGAATGGAGCAGAATGTTTAAGAGATTTCTATACAGAAAAGAAAGCTTTTTTTGAAAATGAAAGGGTAAAATTAGATAGCTATATCGATACTGATGATTATAAAAATAATGAAGCTTTTAAAAATGAAATAGATGATTTATATAATGACGTAATGAATAAAATCACCCACTGTAAGTTTAAAATAAATGAGATGGAAGGTTATCTGAAAGAGTAACCATTCATAGTGTATTTGTTATTTTACAGTGCACCTTAGAGATCCATTTATATAGAAGAGTAGATTAGTAAGGTGCACACTAACCACTTCATGATCATTTATTGATATCTGTAAAAGAAAATGAAGCGTACTGATAAAATATCATTATAAATAATAATGAATGCCATTTAAGCAAAATTCAGTAAGATCGCGTAGGTTCTCGGATTTTAGACGAAGATCGCGAGGTTTCGCAGCTCGGCCTTTAAAATATATTTGTGATTTTTAATCACTCCCGAACCGGATGCCCCAGAATCAGTACTCCTATTTTATTATTTTTACCTACCTGGAATTCATCATTGAAAAAGTACTCCCATGCATCTTGTTTAATCATATTGTATACTTCTGGTCTATTAGGTTGATCTGTTATGGTGTAGAAACCAACAAACCAAGAAGACCTCTGGTTATATTCACAAGATAACACCCCCCTTAATTTATTGTAATCTTCACACATCAAACTGTATAAGCTACTCATGTATGGATTAGTTTTAAGTTCTACAAAATAAAATTGACCAATTGCAGTGCCAAATTTTCTAAATATAATGTCTATGAATATATGTGAACGACCTTTTAATTTTCTTTTATCTGGCAGAGCATTTACTTCACGTTCAACTTCATATTTTTCTGTACTGTCGATATAGTACTGTAATTCTAGCTGCAACCACTTTTCCCAATCGGAAATTTCTTTATTCTTTATAAAACCTAGTTTGGATTTTATATGACTTACACTCATAAAATCTGATATTAAATTTTTAATATCTGTCCCATCTTTTTTGTAGTTAGGCATTCTCTTATCCTGATTGATTTCATAAACAGATAAATACTCTCAAATGATAAGGAAATCAATCATGAAATTTAATATCAGTCAATTAGCGAAAAAATATGGTTACGATGAATCTACGGTGCGTTCATGGCGTGATGTACGCAGTATGCCAGTAGATACAGAAGAAAATGCATGTGAATGGATTGTAGAGAACATATTAAAACCATTGCGTGATGGTAACGTACAGGAACGAATACAGCAGGAACGCCTTAAGAAGATGTCAGCAGAGGCAGCCACCGCAGAGATAGAACTTGAACAGAGGCTTGGTAATTTAATCGAACTATCCTATCTGGAACAGTCACTATCAGAGTACTTCAGCCAGATGAAGAACTATCTACGCTCAATACCACAGAAGTACTACTTAGAATTGTTTGAATGCCAGGATGCATTAGAACTAAAAGTACTACTACAAAATATTATTGATGAAGTACTAAACGAAATAGGAAATCAGGAATACGAATTCACGGAAGAATTAGATGAACAGGAAGAAATTACAATCAATCTTGAAGAAGTCGATCAAGATGATATTACCACCAAGGAAGATGAAACCCAGTGATTGGGTACAGAATAATGTTACTTTTCCAGATGGGCCAATGGCAGGGCAGTTTGTACGCCTATTCGAATTCCAGAAAGAACCATTAGACATAATAACAAATCCAAAAATACGGAAAGTAGTATTACAAAGTTCAGCACAATTATTAAAAACAACAGTCATGTTAAACGCAGCAATGTATTTCATGGCTAACGATTCGGCAAATATGGCTTTCGCTTCCAGTACTGGAAAGGAAGTAAAGCTAATGAAAACAGGTAAATTTGATAACGTTGTACAACGTAGCCCGGTACTCAATAGATTAGTAACAGACAAGAATAATAAATCATTCGCCAACAACGCCGATCAGACACAACTTGTAGACGGAACCTTTTTGTACTGGTTGAACCTAAACGCCGCAAGTACTTTACGTGGTAAGACAATCAAACGTCTGTTTCTTGATGAAATCAGTAACGTTGAAGAAGGTGATGAAGGTAATCCCTTAAGACTTGCAGAACAACGTGCCGCCACCTTTACAGACGGCTTGGTTATGTGTGCCAGTACTCCAAAGCTTCCAGATGATTTGATCTGTACTGAGTACCAGTTATCAGACCAGAGAAAGTACTTTGTAACGTGTCCTCATTGCCAGCAGGAACATACGCTTGAATGGGAAAATGTCAGGTTTGAATTTAAGCAAATCAATGGTGGCAAGCGAGCAATACCTGATGAAGATACAGCCAGGTTAGTTTGCCCATGTTGTGAACATGAGATAACAGAGGCAGAACGTGCAAGGATAGTAAAACATGGGCGATGGATCGCGACTAATCCAGAAGTTAAAGACGTTGCCGGGTTTCATATATCCCGCCTTTACAGCCCGATTATCACTATTAAGACTTTGGTACAGTCATTTGCCGTTGCACACTACGAATTCAACCTACAATCATTCTATAACAATGATTTAGGCTTACCCTACGATGACCAGATGAATCAGGAAATTGATTCTCTGTTACTGGAAAACCTACGCGAAGAATTCGATGTTAAGAGCATACCCGATGAAGCATTAGCAATCACAATGGGTATAGACCAGCAGTTAGACCGCCTTGAGTGTACAACGCTTGCATGGTCTGAAAATCATGTTTGGGTTGTGGATCATCGCTCATTCTTCAGCCCGGACTGTACCAAGTACACGGCAAAGGCCTATCAGGAACTTGACGCCTATGTAAACGCAGATTTCCGTACAGTCAGTGGACGAAAAATAAAAGTACTTTGTGCCTTTGTAGATAGCAGTAACGGGAACGCGAGTAACACCATATACCGCTTTTGTGCAGGTAAGAAACTGTTCAGGGCAATCAAAGGTTCAAGCAGTACCACCAGTGATTTGTTCAAAGAATCCCGTACTGGTGGACACAATCTGGTAGTTCTCAACGTTAATGAAGGAAAGACAACAGTACGCCGCCTACTTAATGGAGCACTATCGGAAGAAGCAGACCAGCTACCATTACAATTGCACTTTTCCAGTACCCTTCCAGATGACTATTTTGATCAGTTAACCAGTGAAGAACTTAAAAGGAAAGGTGATTCATTACGCTGGATAATAAAGAAAGGAATTAAACGTAATGAAACACTGGACTGTCTGAATTATGCATTGATCGCTATGAACTATTGTCTTAGTCGTGTTGGTTTCAAAGATTTACGAATATATAAATCTAATCAAACAAATGATAAATACAATGAGAATAAGCCAGAGTCTCGAACAACAACAAGACGAAAAAGTAACTGGTTAGGGAAGAAATAATAAAAATGAAGGAAACAATATATATTGGGGAAACTATCATTGAAGCTATCCCAGCTTCCAGTACTCTGAAGATAGGGAACAGTACCCAAACACTATATGAGTACTCCAATACATCAGATATACAAACCACACAATCAATTGATACCAGTACTTGGACAGAAGGGACGTATGCATATGTATTAAACAATAACGGTACTATTACTATAAATAACATTACAGTAATTGATCCAATGAAATCCGCCGATGAACTATCTTATGCAAAAACGATGGTTAAAGAAATAGATTCAATAATTGAAAATCGTGCTAAGAATGCAACTACACAAATTACTATCAATAACAAAACAATTGTTAATGACAGCATTGATTCGTTGTATAAATTAAGAGCACTATTCGTTGAAAGAATAAATAGATTACAGAAAAAGAATTCATCAGGGATTTTTAAATCAATTACTATTATGAAGAAAGGACGCAACTGATGTTTAATTTTTTCAGGAAGAAACCACAACCACCAGAACAGCCACATGCAAGAAAATTACAAGTACAGAAGATTACTGGACAATTGAAACGTGAAATAGATGCAATACGCCGTCCTATTATCGATTTGGGTATTGGTGGTGTATCAAGTACTAACATCAATCAGGTATTACGTTATGTACTCACACCAGCAAGGAATAAATCACGCGAATTAGCCGTTAACAATCCAGTAGCGAAACGCTATGTAGTTCAGTGTGCCGATGGTGTAACAGGGGCTGATGGTATCACAATCAGACCTACACCAATTTCAGTAAATCCAGATTTAGGGAATGCATTAGAACAGCTTTTCTATACATGGGCGGAAGATCCAGAACAATTCAGTATTAACGGACAACTTACTATTGATTTGTTTCAGCAATTGGTTGAAAAGACCAGAGCGGTAGATGGTGAATGTTTTATCCGTATTCATAAGGATATGAAAGTAGAAATCATTGACGCAGCAAGATTAAGTTCAGCAAAGGTTGGTCTATTACCAGGCGGTTCATTCATCAGTAATAGTATTGAATTCGATCAGTACGGTAAACCACTTGCTTATTATGTATGCCGTTATAACCCTGTAACCTATCTCGTAGATTACAGTACTTATGAACGTATTCCAGCAGATGAAATCATTCACTACTATATTCCAGATTTTGCAGGGCAAGAACGGGGTATACCTGATTTGTTATGTGTTGCAGAGAATCTAAAAGATCTGAGTACTTTCATTGAAGCCGCGTTAATTCAGAAGAAGATTTCAGCGTCAAGTATGGGTTTCATAACGAATACCAATACTGACAGTATGATGATTGATGAGAATACCAGTACTGCAACATACAGTGAATATTACGAACCAGGTGCAATATTTGAATTGAATCCGGGTCAGGATGTTAAAACAATTAATCCTAATAGTGGTGTAGACCAAATTGATACATTCATTAGTGAATTAATGACACAGGTAGCTATGGGATTGAATATATCTAAACAGAATCTAACTATGGATACAAGTAATGCCTCATTTAGTGCAAGTAAACTATCTGACAAGTTACAGCAAAGTACTTTTAAAACACGTTCAAACGTCATGATAACAAAAGTACTTAAACCATTATATCAACGTTGGCTTTCTAATTACATGATGACGATAAATACAATGAAACTACAATTCAGTGAATATACAAACTTATCACAGGCAAGATATATACCAGTTAAACATATTAGTATTGATCCACAACGTGATGCACAGGAAAGACAAACGTATTTGGAAATGGGTGTTATGTCAAAAACTCAAATAATACTAGATATGGGAGGAGAGCCAGAGAAGGTATTCTCAGAAATTAAAAAGGAAAATGAAGAAAATGGAATTCAACAAAACCCAAACCAGGGAGATGAGCATAACAACAGTACAACCTGATGATACTCGTACTGTAATGCTTTCATTTAGTTCTGAATCGCCAGTTACAAGAATTATCAACGGGCAAGAATATAATGAAATATTACTACACGGGCAAGGTAATTGTGATTTAACACGTCTAAACAACTCCGCAGCACTTCTATTCAATCACAATCTTGATCATCAAATTGGTGTTGTCGAGATTGCCAGTATTGATCAAGACAAAGTAGGTCGTGCATTGGTTCGCTTTTCATGTACTGAAAAAGCTGATGAAAAGTACCGTATGGTAATGGAGAAAGTACTAACAAAAGTATCAGTAGGGTATGAAATTTTAGATTTCAGAATCGAAGGACAAGACCTATTAGTAACAAGCTGGATGCCTTATGAGATCAGTATGGTTTCAGTACCAGCAGATGATCTAGTAGGTGTAGGCCGTTCTATAGATGTTTCAGACGAAGAACTATATGCAGAAATATTAAACCGTCCTGAATTACTTGAAATGCTTCAGGGACAAACAGACGAACCACAAGAAGAAGCACAAGCTGAATCAGAATCTGAAAGTACTGATACTGAACAGGAACCAGAGCAAGAACAGGATAGTACTGAATCTGAAAGTACTGAAACCGAACAGGAAGCTGGATCAGAACCAGATTCTGAAATGATAAATAAAACAGAAGAACAAGAACGTATTGCTGAACTTGAGGGAATGGCTCGCGTTTTAAAAGTTGATGTAACAGAAGCAATTACTAAAGGAATTAGTGTTGCAGATTTCAAACGTCAATTAACAAATATTAATAACAATATCAAGGAAGATAATAAAATGGAATTTTCTTTAAAACAATTAATTCGTAGTTTCGTTGACGGAACAGAGATTCAATCAGAAATGGGTGAACGTGGTGCGATCGTACCTGCATCAGCATTACGTGCAGTTAGTTCAACAACTGGTGCATCTCTTATTCAAGAAACTATTAAATATGATAGTTACGTAGATGTACTACGTGCAAATTCAATCTTAGCTAAATTTAACCTAATGGTTATTTCTGGCTTGGAAGGTAACGGTACTTTAAGTATCCCTTACTTGGGTGGTGATTTTACTGATTCATTCGGTTTTGTGAATGAAGATAGTGCAGGTGTAGAAGCTGATCCATCATTTGGTTCTATTGACTTAGTACCTCGTGATTTCACAGGTTCTGTATATCTAACTCATATCATGCAAAAATCTGCATCAGCGGCAGAACGTTTTGTAAGTGATGCAATTCTAAAAGGTTCAGCAAATAAATTAGAAAAATTAGTAATGGCTGAAGTAGTTGCTGAAGCTGGTTCTAATACTGATGTAACAGCGGTTGATTATGATACCGTTATTGATGGTTTAGCAACTCTTGGTACTAACAATGTCTCTGAAGCAAATATTGTTGCTGTTATGTCACCTGCAATGGCTGCACTATGCCGTAAGGTAGTTGTTAAAGGTAACACCAACGCTAAGTTCTTGCTTGAAGGTACTGGTGATAACATGGTATTGGCTGGTTCTACTCCAGTAGTAGTAAGTACTTTAGTAGCTGATGGTGTTGTTGTAATGGGTGATTTCTCTAATATCGTAATCGCTTCATGGGGTGATTTAGAATTAGATTCTGATACTACAACCGCTCGTGCTAAAAAAGGTATGTATGTTCGTACTTGGTCAACTATCGACTTTAAAGTAACACGTCCAGAAGCATTCCATACTATTACTATCACGGCGTAATTAATATGAGTAGAGCATTTACCGAACAACAAGTAACTGCTCTTCTTGATTATTTTGGTGAAACAATAAGTATAAATGGTAGTACTGATATAACAGTAATATTTGAACAAGAACAAATTGTAATCGATGGTGCAGATGGTTTAATTCAAACAGAACAAATGTATTTCAGTACTAAACAAGGTATTGTAAACCTAGAAGATACTTTCACATATAACTATAAAAACTATCAAATCTATGACATATCCGACGATTTATCAGGAATCGTGAATGTCTATTATCGGGAGATCTAAGCATGAATATAATAACAATAAAAAATCATGTTTATGGTCTCCTTTCTTCTGGTGGTCTGGTTATACGTGAACCACTAAAACAACAAGAAGATGGAAGTTATGCATTATTAATTACTAACATTACAGAACAACGACAGGATAACTTTAGCAAGATTCAGAATGCACAATGTCAAATGGATATTTCATGTACATCTAAATCTGCTACGGATTGCCTTACTATAATGAATCAGGTTGTGAATATTGTAAATCAACCATTCGTGATTGAAGGTTTGAATGTATCGAGTAACAGTATTATTAGCAGTACTGAAGATATAGATCCAGTTAGTGGCATAAATACAATCATGTTAACAGTACAAATAAATTACATAACAAGGACGTGATTATATGTCAGGAATATTTTTAGGGAACAGAACAAAGATTTTTTACAATCCAGATGCAGGTAATACGACAGTAAACAGTGTTGGATATGTAGAAATTGATCTCTTGGCGTCGTTTCCACAAGTAACAATCAGCAGCGACAATACCAGTATTGAAACCTATCAGGACGAATACACACAGATCATATCTGGAAGTTTGAATATCAATACTGTATCTATCGTTGTTCACTATGTACCAGATAATTTATCACATCAGTACTTACTAGATAGGTTCAGTGATGGTGAAAAATTTCAAATTAAAATTAGTCTATATGAATCTGATGAATCCCTTGATCAACACTACATTATTCTCGGTGGGTATTGTACTGCCTATTCAGATTCAAGTGATCAGAATGCAGTGTTTGACCGTACATACACATTCACAGCAGAAGATGTAGTAAGCAGGGGTACAGCACAAGACCAGCCTAATCTTTCATGGGGTGATTTTGGTATCGGTGCAGACGGTTTAACAGTACCTCATTACGAGAGTTCTACACCAAGCGGAAACAGCCTTATCAAAGTACCAGCACTACAGGAACAGAATCCCCTTGGTGTTGATATGTACGGTACTGCATGGGTTGATGGTACTGATACTCTGAAACTTGCAGGTAATGCACAGGGTACACCACACCTTTATGTACAGAATAGTGATACAGACTGGACGAAGATCCCAGAGCAATCAGAAATTAATGCTACATTCACACCGATGACACGCAAAGTGAATGGATATGATTTAAGTACTGATATTGTACTAAGTAAATCAGATGTAGGACTATCCACAGTAACAGATGATCCACAACTTAAAATAGCGAGTAACTTATCTGACTTGGATTCTGTATCAACAGCAAGAGCTAATTTAAATGTATACAGTAAGACAGAAACCGATAATTCATATGTAACAAAAACATTAACTATTAATGGGCATGATTTAAATACTGATATTGTACTAAGTAAATCAGATGTAGGACTATCCACAGTAACAGATGATGCACAACTTAAAATAGCAAGTAATCTCTCCGATTTAAATGATACTGCAACAGCAAGAACTAATCTTGATGTGTATTCAAAAGAAGAAACAGACAGTACCTATGTAGCAATAGCAAACAATCTGTCTGATATAGATGCAACAGAAGCCAGAACTAACTTAGAAGTACTATCAAGTACTGAAAGTGATGCCAAATATGCACAATTAGGTATTAACAGCGATATTACAGATTTAACCGCTTTAAGTGGAAGTCTTGAATTAGGTGCTGATGCACAAAGTGATTATGACGCTGTTACATTACGTCAATTACAATCAGCAATTTCAGCAGGTGGTTCAGGTGGCCCAAGTCTTAACGGAGTAATGAACAATCAGATCGGTGCTGTAAGCTGGTTTGTGGGTACTCGTGCAACTATGTGGTCAGGTTGTTTGCCAGCAGATGGACAGCTTTTAAACCGTGCTGATTATCCTGATGTGTGGAGTGCTATCAGTAACGGATTACTAAGTTCAACTACTGATGCTACATGGACTGGTTCAGCAACTGAAAGAGCAAAATACTCTACAGGTGATGGTTCTACTACTTTCCGTATGCCAGACCTAAACGGGGCGTACAGTGGTTCTTATGTAGCCCCTGTATTACGTGGTGATGGTTCTGGTACTTACACAGTAGGTCAGATGCAACAAAACGCCGCACCTAATATTACAGGTGTAATAAGACAAGTTGCAGAAGATGCAGGTCTATATGAACAAAATGGACAAACAGGTGCTTTTTATCCAGATACCACGAGAGCACAATATTGGAACTTATTTTCATTAACTAAGTCTGGGACTGGGGGAGCATTCCCAAGTCGTATCGGTATTGATGCGTCACGTTCCAGTGCAGTATATGGACGTGACAATACGACAGAAATTCGTATGAATGCTGCTATTGGTATTTGGGTTATACGTGTTAAAGGTTCTTTCTCAGCAGTAGGTACAAACTTTAATGTTATTAACGCTGATACTACAGCACCAAGTACAGGAACAGTTGTATATGGTGGTGATTTAATCAGTAAGTATCAGGTTGGTGGTGCTGATTATTCAGCAGTAAAAATACGTGCTAAAACCACAATAGATGGTGACATAGTACCTGAACTTGTTGTAATTGATTCTCGTGGTACGAGCACTACACAAACTTCATCAGAAATACCCTTATTGAATAAAGCTAATGTATGGACTACATCAAATCAATTTAACCAAAGTTTAGAAATTGGGATCGCAAGTCAGGTTTATACACCATATATAGATTTTCATTCATCAGGTAATGGATATGATTATGATTGTAGAATTATATCATCAGGTGGTAGTTCTTCAGCAAGTGGTAAAGGTACATTACAGATTTATGGCGGAACAATACAAACTAACACTGGTTCTATATTAACAATTACAGGTGATGGAAGTACAACAGCCCCAACTGGTGCAGGTGATTCGGCAAGAATGATTTATGCAGGTGCAGATTCGGCAAGTTTTACTAGTACTTGTAATATTAACCTTGCTAGTTGGTATGGTATTGGATTTTTATCAAGTTATACTAGTCCCTCTAATGGTGTAGTTGCTGGGCAATGTGCAGCATTTATTAATACACGTCTTGGTAACTTTTATGCACGTAATGCTGTATATGCAAATACTACTGCATTAACATCCGATCGCAATGCAAAAGAAAATATAGTAGAGATCGATGATGCATTAAGTTTATTATCACAGTTGAAAACATATACATTCAATTATAAAAACAGTGGTGCAGCCTCAGCCGGTCTAATTGCACAAGAAGTACAGGAAGTATTTCCAGATTTTGTTACGAAATTAGATGATATCGAATACCTAAGTTTAGATTATAACGCAATACTTGGTTATGTATATCGCGGCGTAGTTCAATTAAATGATGAGCGTCTTGCTATGAAAGCAAAATTAGATGCAATTGAATCATTCTTAGAAAGCAAATTCCCTGGTGAGTATCCAACGGAACAATAAATAATATTAGTATAAACACAGTGCGGTACAGGAAGTACCGCCAAATTATAAAAAGGAATTAAATATGGCAATGGATATTTTCTCTGGTGCTAACATTCAAGTACAGATTGGTACAGCAGGTTCAACCGAAGCAACTGATTTTGTAGAAGTACCTGAAGTTGCAAGTTTTACAACAAGTGGTGCGGAAAGTACCGTCATTACTGTTAAATCTTTCAACTCAGCATATGACCGTAAACTATTGGGTACTAAAAATGTTCCCGACATTACACTAACTGTAAACTATCTTCCAGATGATGCAGTACATCAACAATTAGAAACCGCAGCAGAAAACCAATCACGTATTCAGGTTAAATTATCTTATTTTACTGATGCAACTAAAACAGAAGGTTTCAGTGTTACCTATAACTGCTTTGTTAGTAAAAGTACAATTGCAGGTGATAAAGATCAGGTAATCACAAAAGATTTCACACTTGGTATTGATGGTGGTGCAGTAGCTACAGCCGTGATTACAGCGGGTGCATAATATGAATAAGCAAGAACTATTAAAAGCACTTAAACCTGAAACACGTAAAGTACAGCTTGATGTAGATATGGATCTTTTCATTCGTCTACCTACACTTCAAAACATGCAGAAATGCCAAGATGCAGTATCTAATATTCTGTACTGCATATGTGATGAAAATGCAGTACTCGTATTTGAAGAAAAAGACTTGGATTTAATAGATTCAAAGTACTTATCACAGATGAATGAACAGATTATTGCATTCATCAATGAAATGTTCGATATTGAAAACACAATTGAAGAACATATTGAAAAAAAGTAAGAAGCAATAACCATGTACGCTTTTGTTTAAGGCAGATGATTAGATCGGGAGAAATACCAGATGAACCTGATCTATTCGATGCCTTATATGTATTTGATACATTCATTGAACCTACTTCGGCACATATTCAACAATTACGCTTTGCCGTATTGTGTGATTTGATTCTGAAATCATCCGGTAATGTTAGTGAAAGTGCTTTTAAAAATGCAAGTTATGAAGATTGGGATTTTTACAACATTCTTAAATCAAAAGAAGAAAAACAAAAAGATAAGAAGAAAAGCGAAATAGAAGCTTTCAAGAAATTTATGGGTGGTAAGTAATGGCACAACCAAATCAACAATTAGTATTCAATATCACTGGTAATTCACAGGGATTAGTACAGGCATTAAATCAGGGTTCAAATGCATTACAACAATTCGGAAGGAATTCCGGTGGTATATTTCAAACTTTTGGTAATGGTATTAGTGGTATTACTGGCAGATTAACAATGCTTACTACTGGTATTGGTGGTATGGCAACTGCCGCTGCATCATCAGCAGTTGCTATCGCTAGTTTAGTTGCAAGTAGTAATGAATATGTAAAGACATTAAATGATCTAAGCAAACTTTCTGGTATGTCTGTAGAAGAACTACAGAAAATGGATAAGGCGTTTTATACAAGTGGGTTAAATATTGATCAAATTGCAAACGCTAACAAGGATGCATTAGATAAATGGGGTGATGCGTATCGTAATGGCGGGGGTATTTCTGATGATGCTAAGGAATTAGGTTTAAACCTTAACAACTATGCCAAAAACCTTAACTTGGTAGATGGTGGACTTAGAAATATTATCCAAAGTTATTACGAGTTACAGAAGCTAGGTAAAACACGTTCTGAAATCGTTAACTTTCTTGAATCACAAGGTAGTGATGTTTCTGCATTGATACCAGTACTTCAACAGTTTAAAGATGCCAATGAAGCATTGAATTATGTACAAAGTCAAACAGCAAATATAACGAATGACAGTGCAGCAGCCTATCAAGAATTTGATAAGAATATGGCAACTTTAGAAACCAATCTTAAACAACTTCAGGCTGAAGGTTTTAACCCATTAATCAAAGCAACTAATGATTTATTTTCAGCATTTGAGCAAAAACCAGATTTAAGTACTTTTGACACAGTATATTCAAAATTAAATGCACTACAGAAAGTAACGTCTTTCTTTTCTGGTTTTTCATTAGACAGTATATCACAAGGGATTATTGATAAATCTGATAAAAACTTAACCAATAAGAACACACCTACAGTTAATACCTTACCAACACAAGCAGCAACAGTAACACCAAGTGGTGGCTTTGTAGATAAAGATGCAGAAGCAGCAAAGGCCAAAGCAGCCGCTGATAAAGCAGCAGCCGCAGCCAAGGCAGCAGAACAGAAACGCATTCAAGCACAACAACAACTTAACGCTGTACTTGGAAACATGGGTGATACAGCCGTTGCCGCACAGCTTGCTAAGTTCGATTACCAGCAAAATGAAATGGAACGCAAGATCCGTGAAAGTGCTAAAACACTTGGCCTAAGTGAAGCAGACACTACTAAGTACTTAGAAGCACAATACAAGTCACGTTCTCGTGCTTTCAGTGAAATGGTTGACCAGATGGTTTCAGAAAGTGATCCAGAGAAGCTAAAAGCTAATCTTGATGCTATCGGGAACAGATTAAATCCAAAACAAACACAGAAGGTACTTAAAGATCAGTCAGACCGTGTTTCATCAGCAACTGGTGTTAACAATAGTGATAACCCATTCAGCCAGGAATATGCAGACAGTATCAAAGAACAGCAAAGTACTTTGAAGGATTCATATACTAATGAACTTGGATTACTTGAAGATCTGAACCGTAAAAAACTAATCAGTGTTGAACAGTACAATCAGAAGAAATCAGCTTATGAAAGTGCATACCAACGTAAGACATTAGAACTAGAAAGCCAAACACAGATTGCCCAAATGGGTATGATTAGTACAGCAACCAGTGATATGGCTACCATGATGGCGGGTGCATTCGGTGAATCATCCGGTGCAGCACAGGCTTTCTTTGCGTTAAGTAAGGGTGTTGCCGTAGCAACCAGTATTATCAAGATTCAACAAGCCTTGTCCGAGGCGTTGGCTACACCATTCCCGGCAAACATTGCTATGTATGCACAGGTATTGTCTTTAGGTGCTGGAATTATAAGTACTATCAAAGGTACTAACATTCAGGGACAGGCACACGACGGTATAGACAGTATTCCAAATGAGGGTACATGGAACCTTGCGAAAGGTGAACGTGTTCTATCAAATCCACAAGCTAAGAAGTTGGATAATTACCTAGATAAAAACCAGAATGCAAGTACTCAACCAACACAACAAACAGTGATAAACGCCCCTCTAGTTGTACAGGGTGGTTCTTCAAAAGATGATGCACAATTCCAGGCAATGCTAAAGAAACACGCAAACAATGTTAATCAGGCAGTAAGACAATCACAACAACGAAATACATAACACATAATAAAAGGGGCTATATGCCCCTTACTTATTTCATAAATACAATAACACGGAGGTACTAAATGAGTGTATTCACAAATAATATAAAACTATCTGATGTTCAGGTAACATCTAATGAACCAATTTTTTCAAATCAATCATGGACGGGTGTTATTCATACTAGAAGTACTGGCATTCAGTACTACACAATACAATTTACAATGCAATTCGAGAAGAAGTACTTGCAAGAGTACAATGCATTCATTGCACAATATTCACAAGGTGCACCATTCAATTTGTCTCTTGGATTCTATGGTAACTATCTTGGCACACAAACAAAATCAATTCAGGCTACAGCAGCCAGTGCAAAAGGTGCGTACCAAATTCTAGTCGCATCAGGTTATACCGTAGAAGTTGGTACTTTGATTCAGTTCAGTAACCATAAAAAGATTTATCGAGTAATTTCCAATTCCAACAATGTACTCAGTATATTTCCAAATCTACGCCAGAATGTAGTTATTGGTGAAATCATTAAGTACAAAGGTATTGAAGGGCAATTTATGTTGAATAATGATAACGATTACAGTTTAAACGTTGGTAATGCCATGAGTATTCAACTTAAAGCAACAGAATATTTACAATAACGGAGTATCTACAATAATGACTACATACACAAATGCAAGCCTATTGCAGTACTACAACATGCACAGGGGAACTAATAAAACCAGTCTGACATTACCAGAAGTGGTATCAGTTGGTTGTACTGTAATAGCCGTTGATGTAATGCCAAAATCAATCACACCATTGCACTGGAATGATGGATTTACAGATATATCAATAAATGGTGTTCAGTACATTTCATATCCCGGATTTATGGATAATGGTTTTCCTAATATTACAGAACAAAAAAACATAACCAATGATGGTATAACTTTTACACTATCAGGTATTGAACAGGACAATATGGTACTTGCCCTTGATGGTGCATATCAGAACGCAAAAGTGAATTTTATGTTGGTGATACTTAATCCAGCAGATAATTCAGTACTTGAATATCAAACAATGTATTCTGGTTATGTCGATTATGTTTCAGCAAGTGCAAACAATCAGCATGATTCAATCAAGAACGAATTAGAAATTAACATTAATAGTATTTGGAAGAAGTTAGATAATGATCCTAAAACTTTAGCTGCAAATTCAGTACATCAATCTATGCATCCAGGTGATAATTTCTTTTCCTTATTGGGTATCCTACATGCAGAGCAAACATGGAAGTATAAATCATGATAGGACTAATTAATATATTAAATGAAGCATTGGATAATCCATATGAGATTGGTAAGAATGATTGTAATTTGATAGTACTCAAATGGATTGATCTATTTTGTGGTGCTGACTATATGAGCACTGCCAATATTGGATATGACAATGTAAAAGATGGATTAAAACTATTTCAGTCAATTGGATTTACTGGAATTGAAGAATTAATAAAACAACACGCAGATGAAGTAACATCACCAATATTAGGTGATATATGGGTAGCAAGTACTGGTCTTAATGTAACAGTATTTCAGCACAATGCATATATTGCAGTACTTGAAGATCATACGGGGTTTTATATGAACAAAGAAGCCATTACGGAAGATGGTAAGTATTACAGACTAAGGAAGGTAACAAAATGGGGAAGGGTGGATTCAGTAGCATTCTAAGTGCCGTAGTAATGGCGGTTGCCGTGGCAGCGAGCGTATACACTGGTGGTGCATCTTTAGCGGCAGCGGCAGCATGGGGAGCCGCTGCCGGTGCAGCGAGTTACATCGCTACAAGTCAAATGATGGCATCAATATCAGGGATGCAAACATCAGATAGTGCAACAACATTATCACGAACGACAGCCCCACAAAGTGGATTACCTATTGTATATGGGGGGCAAGCACCAGATTTTAGTCCTTGGGATAATTCTTGTTATATCAAAGTGGGTTCTATTGTCCCCTGGTATAATGTACAGAATAATAACAGTCAGTATTTATATACTGCACATGCATTATGTATGGGGCCAATACCTCAATTTATTAGTCAATTATATTTTGACGATGAACCAGTACTTGATTTCCCAATTGAGGCAGAAGGAATTGTAGATAGTAGTAAGATTAAAGAAAAGTACCGTCCTTACTTACAATTAGAAGTCTATTTTGGTAATTCATATTCTGGCACTTCCAGCCTTGCTACACAATATGCAGGAAGTCAATGGAATAGTACTTTTCACGGTAACAATATTGTACAGGTTCATACTGTAATCAAGAAAACACAGGATTCATTAGAGAATAGTATTCTTGTTAATGATAACTATGTTCTTACAGCAGAAATAAAAGGTCGCTTGATTTATGATTTAACCGATGGTGTTACTAGAGCGTCAAGTAATCCACCAAGTCAGATATATGATTTCATCACTAATACCGAATATGGTATGGGTATTGATCCATCAGTGATAGATTTAAATTCCTTTAGTTCAATTGCACAGTACTGTCAACAATATGAGTATTATTCTAACGGTGCAATTGATTATCAGAAATCGAATAAATCAAATATTGAAAGTATTCTTCAGTCATTTGGTGGTGTACTGTACGTTCATGCAGGTAAGATGTATTTAACTCTGGATGTAGCTAGTACAAGTGTAGCCTCATTCAATGAAGATACCATATTTAGTGAAGTGACCTATGCAACAAGCGGTATGACTGATTACTTTAACGCCGTTGATGCAACATATACGAATGTGGATAATTCATATTCAAGTGATGTGTTACGTATACCGAGTGATATTACTTCAGATGAAGTTATTCAGAGTGATGGACGTATTATCGTAACTGATCTGGATTTTTCATGGATTTACGATAAAGACAAAGTAGCAGAACTTGCTAACAAAGAATTGCTTAAATCAAAATACTTACTTAATACCTTAGCATTTACAACAGATTCTGGCTGGGATCTTAAACCTTGGGATGTTATAACAGTTAGCTTTTCAGAATATGGACTATCTAACAAGAAGTTTCGTGTTTTAACAAAAGAAATCGTAATGACACAAGACGGGATCGGAATGGTGAACCTTACCTGTGTTGAATATTCAGATGGTGTATATAACGGTACTGATCCGGGTGTATGGAGTGTTACTGGTAGTATTGCTAAAGCAGTAAGTGTACAACCACCAAAGAACCTTTCTGTAACACGTAAGGGTACAACCAACAACGGACTAACAGTTGTAATGGATTGGGACGCATCGATAGATCCTAACCTTCTTGGTTATTACACATACTATAGACAAACTGGAAGTACTACATGGTTAGTTGCAGATCAAACGAGTAAGTACGTTACAGAGTATGAACTATATGGACTTAACCAAAGTACCCAATATGATTTTGCCGTTGCTGCATATAACAATCTTGGTTTTGTATCAGACAAGGTAAGTCAAACAGGTATAGTACCAGATTATAATTTCACAATGCCTGAAATCAGTAATCTACATTTGGTTAACTATGATTCGAACTATGGGACAACACAAACAGAACAGACAGATTTTATTATCGGGTGGAATGCACCAACAGGTAATGTTAATGGTAAACCTTTCAGTTCTTACTTTAAACAGTACGAAATTGTTGTAAGGGATTCACAGGGTACACAATTAAACAGTTATTACACTACAAGTACTACATGGACGTATACGTATGCTATGAATCAGAATGATGGTTTAAGCCGTCAACGAATATTTGGGATTATTGTACATGGTCAGTCTGCAAGTGATTATTCAAGTGAGGTAACACTAACTGTCAGTAACCCACAAGCACCATTAATACAGAATCTTCAAATGTATTCGGCTATAGGTCAAATAGCGTTCACATACGATTCAGACAACTTCCCTGATGATTTTGCAGGTGTATTATTTCAGATTAGTTCTAGTTCTGATTTTACAATAGGTGTTAATAATTTTACTACTACTCAGTACTATACCTATTTTGCAAGCATTGATGATGGACAATATTATGCAAGGGCGGCAATTTATGATTTATTTGGTATGGATAATCTTAAGTGGTCAACTATCACACCATTTAATCAAAAAACGTCAGTGCCTTATAGTCAATTAAATGATGATGTTGTAGACGGGATTCTGTCAAGTTCTGAATTCAATACTGTAAAAGAACAAATTATAGATGAGGCAGGGTATACGGGCTGGACAGTATCTGTTAACAATAACAACTATGTTAGCGGTATTGCACTTGCTAACAGTGGTACAGAAAGTACTTTCACAGTAGTTGCAGATCGTTTCAGTGTAATTGATTCGGCAACAGCCAGTTCAAGTAATAAGGTATATCCTTTTGTAGTTCAAGGAAGTGTTACATACATCAATGGGGCAATTATACAATCGGCAAGTATTGGTAGTGCTGCTATTGGTACTGGTGTTATTAACAATGCACATATAGCTGATGCAAGTATAAGTACTGCCAAGATACAGGATGCAAGTATAAGTACTGCCAAAATCGCCAACACTATACAAAGTACTAACTATGTAGCTAATAGTACTGGTTGGCAGATAAATAAATCAGGGAACTTTTATATTAACGGAACTACATCAGGTACTGGAAGAATGTCTATCAGTAATAATCAGATTAACATTTATGATGGTAGTGGTGTGTTACGTGTCAGATTAGGATTATGGTAATGAGTAGTGGTTTACAATGTTGGGATTCATCAGGTCGGCTAATTGTCGATCTTGGTGATTATTTTATTAGGTATGTGGGTACACAGAGTATTACATGTGGCAGTGGTGCAACGTCATGGTCATTTTCATATTCAGGAATGACCACATCAGGCTGGATTGTCACTATTGTCAGTACTGCATACTGGCAAGATTATGCTGTTAAATGTTATGACGGTGGTTTTCGTGTTTTCTATCTACCAACTGCACATGGATTCAGTGATACCTTATCAGTAGAAATTTACAGATATGAGTGAGGATTTATGGCAGCAGGAATAGAAATATATAATTCAGCAGGGAAGTTAATTATTGACAGTAATAATAAACATACAGTTGTTAGTACTCTTAAGAATGTTACAACCGTGACAGATACGGGTTATTACGTGTTATCAACAAATTTTGGTAATGGTAGTAATCTTGGTTTTCTTCCATATCAGTTTTTACCCGAAGGTATGCTTAGATGGGGGCAATTAAATTCAGGGCAGTGGTGTTTTCCAGGTGCATCAATGTGGGCGGCAAACAGTGGACGTTTCATGATAAGTGATAAGAGCGGTGCAATTACTTCCGGTTATCTGGATGTGTATAACAGCTCAGGTACGTTGATATGGTCTGCCACAAGTGCTGGTAGTATGCCCCGTATAGTTGATTTCATGGAGATCCCAGCAGGTACTAACTTGCAGGGTGCAACCTACAGTAAAACACTTTCGTACAATCCTTGGTTCTTACAAAACAGTTGCCCAGGTAATTTATCAGATGATGGTGAAGTAACTGGTTACAGTGGTGTTTGTCTTAAATGGACTGGTACACAATTACAGGCAACATATATATGTAGTAACCAAACAGCATATACCAGTACTCCACTATACACATACGGCCTCAAGATACCACTTGCAGTATTTACAGGGTATTAATAGATAAATACTAGAAGAATAATAATAAAGGTATTAATAATGGAATGGATAATTGCACTTGTTGCAGGTGTTTTACTACCTATTTGCTTCTTTCTATATACTACTATTCGTGATCGTCGAAGGGATATGATCATAAATGAAAACAGGTTTGCCAGTATTGAAAGTCGTTTGACATTACAAGAACAAAAACTTGAAATTATGGTTAAAGATATTCACAAAATAGAAAAAGTACTATCAGAAATGACAGAAATGAAAATTAGCATTGCAAAGATAATTACAATTCTCGAAGAAAGAAACAAATAATCATTAGGGGAGCACGAAGCTCCCCTTTTTATAAATAGAACTATGGAAGGTTCTATATAAGGAATAATACAAATGGATTTGAAAGAACAACTAAAAGAATATGAAGGTACTAAACAATATCAGGCAAAGCTAGGGTACTTTCGCAATGGTAAATTCTGGACATATAAAGACAGTCTTGGTTATAGCACTATTGGTTATGGTCATTTAGTACTACATGGTGAAGACTTCAGTAATGGATTAACAGAAGAAGAAGCAGATAAATTACTAGAAATTGATATTCACAAAGCACAAACCCAGGCCGCTACCCTTGAACTAAATTTACCGAAGGATTCACGCTGGAATGATTTCATTGTGATGATGGTATTCCAATTGGGTATTGGTGGTACTCGCAAGTTCAAGAAATTTCTAGCGGCATTGAAAGCAGGTAACTATGCTACAGCCATTATCGAGGTTAAAGACAGTAACTGGTACAGACAAACACCAAAACGTGTTGATTCGATGATTGCCTATGTAGTTCGGGGGTAATCAAATGATATGGAACATATTTTACCCTGATGAATTCACTATTGATGATGTATACGAAAACGCAGCATTTGTGTATATGATCCAGTTCACTAACACTAATGAATATTATTTTGGTGTAAAGCAGGTGTATAAAGCCTTGAAGGATGTTAGTAAATTAACTCATGAAACAAGAGAAAGTAACTGGTTTGAGTACTTAAGTAGTTCCAAAAGTGTGAAAGAACGAATTCAGGCTGGTGAACCATTTCGTAAAACCATTCTATGGATGTTCCCGACACTACAACAGGCAAGTAATCTTGAGACAGCATTGATTAGTATATTTGGTACACATCCATTGAATATTAATCAAGCGATTATGACAAAGCAGAGACTGAAGAAAGATAACGGTTATCAGTTTTCAGTACTTCAACGGATTATGGGAGATCTATCATGAATGGTTGGCAGGGAACGACACCACAACAGGCCGGACAAATGTTAGTTAAGGATGGAACTACGTACATCAATAACATGCAAAAAGAGATAACAAACCGTGCAAGAGCGTTAAGCAAACAATTACAGGAACAGTTAAATACAAGTATAGAAGGTGGCCCGGTAGCATTTACCAAACGTACTATATTCTTTAACTTCATTCAAAACAGTAATGGTACAAGAACAAACCAGATTATAGTACGTTCAAGCCAATTGAAGTACTTACAATCGATTATTTTTGAACAGTCGAGTGAAACCAAGTTTGTACCTACTGATAATGCACGTTTGAACAAGCAAGGAAACATTGTTGGCCTAAAAGCAGGTTTAAACAGTAAGCGTTATGTGGTTGTTGAGCAGAAAGGTAAAAAGTACTTAATTGATACAACCAAGAAGCAGAAGAAAGGTAAACAGAGTAAACGTATTGTAGCAGTACGAGAAACAAAGAAACGTAAGATGATTTTTGATTTCTTTGAGAATGCTGAAAAAGGTGCTCGTTTGATACTAAACAATGTTAATGGACAATTTAAATTTACTAAGGGGTAATTATGAATACTAATGAAGGTCAGCATTATGATCAGGAAGAAACAGATATGATTCTTTTTGCAGGAAGTAAACCATTTATGAATTCACTTCAGTACAATGTATGTTTTATTGATTCTAAGTTCAATCCAGATTTTTTGGCAGGTGATTGTATGAATATTGCTTTTCAACTTGGTAAAGAACCAGATGTTCGAAAAGGTCATATTGTTGATTGGTCATATGATGGACAGGTACAGAAAGTAAAGATACTTGATTCTGCTATGCTTTACGTTAAAGGAATAAGAACACGTACTTATATAGTACAATTTTTAGAAAAGGATGAGGATGATGTTTTCATTAGCGACAATAATCGAATTGATTAAAACTGGATTTGGATTCTTCCAGAAAAAACAAGAGTCAAAAGACGAGTTAGAAGCTCAGAATAGTCATGAACAAAATGAGATAACACTTGAAGAAACACGTAAAGGTTTTACATGGCGGCAAATGTTGGGATATGTATTAACCTTCATCGTATTTTATAACTATGTTGTGATACCTATCTTTGCCTTGATGGGTTTAGTACTTCCAGCGATACCACTTGATGAAGTCTGGAAAGTACTTATAATCTTGATTGGTGGTGGTAGCTAACATAGGATGAATGATGAGTCTCATCAAAAATGATCTGAAACATATGATATTAATAATTAAAAAAATATACGCGAAGTACTTATTTTTTAGATTGATAATGTTATTGTTCAGTATTCTATTATGCATTTTGATTATTTTTCATAATTATGCTTCATCCGTTACCGATTGGCTTTCAGCAATCAGTGATATGGTTATGGCTTTTGCGGCAATCGCTGCGTACTTTGAAGCAAAGAACTTTTTAAACAAAAAGATTGCATCAACTGCTTATGATAAAGCATCAGATCTTGTTATATTCAAATATAAAGAAGTTATGGATCTTTTAACCAAGGCACATACTGAGTTGAGTTTTTATCTCTTTGCTATCCAGAATAATGTAAGTGATGACCTATTCAATAGAATTGAAAAAGATAAATTTGTTGACCTTGAAGTAATTACGCCAATGATACGAGCAATATGTGATATAAAAACTCATTTGGATAAGTTGGGGTGGGTATATAATGATGAAGCATTGCGTTTACATCATTCTTTAGTGTTGAATATGTCAAGTCTCCAACTATTGCAAATAAGTTGCTATGGTTCTATTTTGAGTGTATTAGAATGTATAAAAAAAGATGAATCTACAAACTTTAGTAGAAAGTTGCTTTTGAATAACTTACATGATATGCGTGATAAATATAATGACTTGCTTTTGGGGTTTAATTCTTTTAATGAGTTGGATAAGAGAGTTATTGATTATTTTGATATAGAAGAATAATGATCCATTATAGTATATCTAAAAAACACCCGTTTAAACGGGTGTTTTTTTATTCACATTCCCAAACAGTATTCTGTACACCAGAACCAGATGGTAGATTTGGATTCATATTAGCACTATGCACGTACTTGGCTTTTGATTTTCCATATTGTTGACATGCTGCATTTGCTGTTTTTTGTAGACTATCTAAACCGTACCAACCATCAGACTGAATACTTACTGTTTTACCATCATTGTATTGAACAGCAGCACATCCAGTTATCATCAGTGGTATAGCCAATAAAAGTATTATTCTCATCACTAAATACCCGTACATTAACTTATACGGGTATTACTTTATGGGAAAATTAACAAAAAAGGAAACAAAACTACATCAGCAGGTATTGGATTTAGTACATTCAGATAGACAGCTCACATTTGAAGAAAAAGAATTTATATTAAACAACTACGCAGGGGATGCAGTAGGTGCTACGGGTGCATTCTTTACGCCTGAATGGTTGGGATGGGATTTCACGATAGATAGTTACTGTACTGGAAGGTGTCTGGAACTTTGTGCTGGAATAGGGAGGTTATCATTCTGCCAGTACACCAGATGTAAGCCAGAACACATAACGTGTGTTGAATTGAATCCAGAGTACGTACAGATAGGCAAGAGAGTACTTCCAGAGGCAGAGTGGATCACTGGTGATGCTCTCACATACGCCTCAGAGCAACGCTACGACATTGTTTATGGCAATCCACCATTCGGTAAGATTAATACCTCAGAAGCTGTTACAGGCTCTTACAGTGGTTCTGAATTCGAATACAAGGTCATAACCAAAGGGGCAGAGTTTGCAGATTATGGAGTCTGGATTGTTCCCCAGGGTTCAGCAGGTTTTGTGTACAGTGGTGTTCGATGCTATGAGAGAAAGGAATCACCGAAGTACAAGAAGTTTGTTAAAGACACTGGCTGGACGTTCGAAGCAGGGTGTGGCATTGATACTTCAATCTATAAGGATGAATGGCATGGTACAAGCGTGATTTGTGAGGTGGTAACGGTTGAGTACAGTCACGATAATGAATAA